CCAGACCGGTAGCATCGGCTAGGTCTTGCTGGGTCATACCCAGTTCTTTGCGTCGGGAAACTAAAAAGCCCGCAATCAAATTACGTGAAGTTTCCAATATTTCTGTATTCATAAACTTGCCATCCATTTCTTTATAATTTCGTCTTCCCTTTTAAGAATATTTTTTTCAAGCAACTGATCCTTGGTGTAGTTGAACTCATAATCTCTGGCCCAAGTAATTGATCCCTCCCAATCGCAAAGTAAAATGCGCTTCACCATATACTTGCATGCGCCCACATCATCCGTATCACCAAACCGGCTCCACTGGTAACGAAACAGCTTTGAAAGATCAGGATGGATGCTATCTAAAAGAAAATCCTTGTATTGCTTCCACGTCTTAAACTTTTCCGGCAACTCACGGATAGAATACATAAGGTTTTCCTTGGCATATATGGCAGCGGTATGCACTCCTTTCAGCCTTGCTTCCAACTTGTCATAGGTTTCTGGTTCCATCTCCTGAAGGTCAGCAAGACACCGGAATGCCTTTTCATGTACAAGGTTTGAAACCCTCATCGTATGGATATCATGCCCCAACATGTACATCTTGTCATAAATCTTGTTGTACAGATAACCACCTTCTATAAGGTATTTCCACACATCCCTATACTGCCAATCAATGATGGGATATGCACGGTGAGGCTCATTTTTTCTTCGCATCCAGAAAAGATCATTATCCTCCCCAAACATCACAAACCTCCGATCAGGGCTTTCTTCTGCCCGCAGGCCAATTACAGATACGCATGATCCTGGTCTATTTCGCAGCTGCTGGCCTACCCATAGGTTAAACTTATGAAATCGCCTCGGGTACTTGCCATCAATGGCATGGATTGCTATAGGATGCTTATCTCTTACCCAATTTTCTTCATTACCCCAAGCCCATAAGAACAACTGCTGCTGACTGGCTGCATTGGTCATAAAGATGGGGACCTGGTACCATAGTGGAATCACATTTGGCTGCTGCATAGCCCATTCTACCAGATCAATAGTAGCCTGATATTCGGCTTCCTGATCCTGAAAGTATAGAATGAATTTACGGTCACGCTTTTTGGCTTCTTCATTCATCAGGTGGAATAATACTGTGCTATCCTTTCCTGCTGAAAAAGAAAGCTGGATATTCTCGTAGTGATCAAACAGATAGGAAACTCGTTTACATGCCGCATCCAATACACTCTCTACCCCTCTCACTGCTGTTCTTCCCATTCTGATTCCGGGATATCTTCTCCCGCCTCCTTAATTTGACGTTCAATAGAATATGGCACACCTTTTATTTCAGAGGCTATACCCTTGAGGCCAATCAACCGCTGCACTTCTTCCAGCGTCATCCCAAGCTCTTTCATGATCTTTAACTCATCCCATCCTGCCTTAAGCATTCCAACAAGTGAAGCCTGAAGCTCGACCTCATGCTTACCTCTTGCCCTGTTGTGCCTTACTGTGGAGGCCATCCGGTCGTTGATATCTTTTTCGATTACAGATACAGGCAGCATACCATTCTCCCTTTCATAAACATCGCTATACCGAAGCATGATAGTGTACCTGTGAAAGCCATCCACAATCACGTACTTATCCCTATCTTGGTCATAAAAGCAAACCACTGGCATGGTGTATCCATCGCACTTGATAGATTGATACAATAGATCCATTTCCCTTTTCGCCACATGGTTGGGGTTGTAGTCATTGGCTTCAATTTTGTCCACCGGTACAGCAATGACATTGTACACTGGACTTTTGAATTCTTTTTTCATACCTCTGTTTTAATTTGCGTTACAGTCTTATGTTTCAAGTACTGTAGCATTCCTTGTTTTTTTTCGTTATTAGCGGCCATCAATAGGTCAAGTTTTGGGCCATTAAGTCGGTAAAAGCAAAGGGCATTTTGTTGCCCAGTCCGGCGCGTCCTGTGCCTGCTCTGGTCCACTACTGCCCAATCCCAGGTGTGATCCCAGTAGATAGTGTTGTGGTAGTGCTGAAGGTTAAGGCTATAGCTATTGGCCTGAAGGCTTAGCACCTGGCATCTTGGGAATGCTTTCTTACAAGCCTCTTGGCTGGCAATGAACTTGCAGAAAATAATAGTCCGCTCTGGGTCAATGGTGCCAAGAAGTTTCTTTACCACAGTGAACTTATCCTCTGCACAACAATACAGGTGTTGCATTTTCTGGGTCATCTCCAGGAAGATGTTGTTATTCATGCGTTGCAACATCTCATTGTCAAGGTACAGATCTTTCAGCCTCTCATATTCCTGCTTAATCTCATCGTCCAGCTTGTACTCAAGGTCTATATCCTGCTCGGCAATATCCAGGTGAAGATCAGCTTCATAGATGTACGGACTAATCACACTGTAGAGGTAGTCAATGTTATGGTACTTGCTGATAAACTCCCGCTGGCTTACAATTCTGTTGCCCTTGTACTTGGTGATCTTAACTGTTTCGCAGAATGTGGACTTGTATTCAGATTGGCTCATATGCAGGATCATCGGGGATAGAAATTCCATCTGTGCCCACAGGTCAAGAAGGTTTCTACTGATCGGCGTACCATTGAGGATCATCTTGTATTCACAATGCCTGCCCAGCTCTATAATGCGTTTGGTCCTAATGGCATCCCAGTTTTTTATCTTCAGGCTCTCATCTACTATGAGGAACGTGGTTTTGGACTGCACCAACTTCAGTAATTGTAGGAAGATTCGGTCGCTACTACTAAGGCTCTCAATTCCAAAAAAATCTACTGGGACGTTGTAGCCTCCCCACTTGGCGACCTCATCTTGTATGCCCGTACCTTGTATTGGCGGGTAAACTGACTGGTAGGGAGCCAGATGAATAACATGCTCCATTCCGGGAACACTGTTAACCAGTTCCACCGTTGGGCGGGTTTTGCCCACACCTGGGCGCATGAACAAGGCGCCAACCTTTAAACGCTTTAGGCGGTCAATGGCTTGAGTCTGTGGGGCGAGTAAGGGAATCATCCGCTTGTATGTTTTGGGGGTTGATCTGGTCAGGGATATGCCGTTCAATGACTGTATGGATTGACCCTTCCATCCTATGTGTGTCTGGATTGTACCATCCCTGTTTCTTGCTGCTATACTGAAGGTCTTTCTTCTCCAATATCCACGCTGCAATCCAGTAGGCTTCACTTTTCTGCACATCGAGGTCCGGGCCGAATACCTGAGACTTGGGAATTATCGCCTCTGAACCATCGAAACATTTGGCGAGATATGCCTTATCTGAAATACTCCGGAGGCTTTCCAGCCTCACGGAGTAGCATAATGTTTTGGCCATAACACTATAAAATTTCATAGGTGATGTACCTGCCACCGTCGCTGTAGCAAAGAATATCGTCGCCAGGGAATTCTACAAAAGCAAAAAACAGCTCATCACCGCTTACCACTTCACACCTGATGGGATTGCGACTCTCTACAACACTTGTGATAACTGCAACACCACTGTAATTCCCATTCATGTGATAACCAGGAGAAGACCACCTAACTTGCTTGCCAATAAGATTTTTTGCTTCGGAAATTGAAAGAAGAGTTGTCATAACATTTTCGCCGTAGTTATAGAGTTGCCGCCTCTTTTGTTATTGATAAATCAAAGATAAGTACCAAAAATGGTACTACCAAATATTCAGAACATTTTTTTTAAAAATCATACTGTCCTTTCCCGCTGTCCGGACACTACGGAAATTGCTTTATGGACGCAATCAAAGCGTGGCTTCAAACCAAAGACTATCTGGAAGGTGTTCGTCTCTACCTTGAATTGGGCACTGATGAGAACCTGATCGAACTGTTTACCTCTGAAGCCAGAACAGAATACAAAGCCAAGCGATTAGAACGCGCCCTGCGTGATCTGGCAAAGGGATCTGCACCGGCGCCCAAGCGTGAGCCAGTTGCGGTTGTTTCCACCGCGGTAAAGGATTGGCCTGATGACCTAGATGACATCCTGAAGGCGCTCAAGGCTGATGCTATGCGCAAGTTCAAAGAGTTGCAGGACCTGAGATCTCAGCTGCTTCATTTCACGGATGATCACACCAGGGGAGAAGCAGCACACGCTATCCTGAGGCTGGATGATGAGATCACTGAGATATGGGCCAAAAGAGACTACTACCGGGAGCATGGCAGGCTTCCAGCTGAACAGCAAGATCCATACGTCACAGATCCGCTCAGGATGGGAAAACGCATGGAAACCCTTCGCCGGTACATTCGCAGGGAACGTGATAACCTGGCAAAAGATCCTGGCAACGTAGGTGCTGCATCGCGCAGACAAAAATTCATCAAAGAGTATAATTTTTATGCGGAAAGACTTGGAGGAGATCGTATTTGGGAAGAAGCTGCAGCAGGTAGCCAAACCTAAAAATGATGTGGAAGCAGTGATCGCTCATCTGTTGGATGAGAACCAGAAGCTCACAGCAGCTCAGGATCTGTTGTGCACACGTCTGCTGTATGCAGACACCATGGTGCGCAAACGTGAAAAAACCTTTGATGCGGTTGTGCAGGATATCACTGAAAAGTTTGGCGTGTCAAAATACCGTGCTGAACAGGATATCTATGACGCACAGCGTGTGTTTTCAAAGACCAGGAAGATATCTAAGGCATACGTGCTGCACTATCACATTCAGAGCATCGAACTACAGATCAAAAAGTGTGAAGATGCCAAACAGTTCAAGCTTCTACCCAAACTGTATGACGCGCTCACCTATGCCCTCAATTCACTTCCGGAAGACAATGACAAGGGTCAGCCGCCACCGGCCACACTGGTCTTCCAATTCAATGGCCAGCTGCCTATAGAGCAGAAGCCGCTATCTGAAGTACTCAAAGACACAGACGAACTACTAAAAGCCCCAGTACATGGAGACTACATTGAATACGAAGAAGATCATTCAGCTGAATCTGCCTCAGATGATGGTGCAGATGGTTCAGGCGAATGAGACCTGGATATTGTGGGGACGTGGTACCGGTAAAACCGTTGGTGGCATTGGCCCATGGATGGCGCGTGTGGCTGAGGCTATGCCTGGCCATCTTTCCGGATTATTTGGTAAAGATTTTGAAACCCTGGAGAAAAACATCCTGCCTAAGTTTATCCAGGGAATGGAGCTGGCTGGTTACTACCGTGACCAGCATTTCGTTGTGGGAAAGCGCCCACCCAGCCGGTGGCCCAACTGTCTGTATTCAATCAAACGATGGGATCGTACCATTGCCTGGCATAATGGTACCGTCTTCCAGGAGATCTCGCTATTTAACAAAGGATCTGCCAACGCTTTCGATTTTCAATCAGGTATTTTTGATGAGGTAAAGTTTATGGATCCTGCTCAGCTGGAAGATGAGGTATATCCAACTTTCCGTGGTTACGAAAAATTGTTTGGTCATCTGCCTGAATACCTCTCGAAGATCTATGCAACGGATAAGTATGCGGACCATGTGCAGATCAAGTGGATCCTGAACAAGAGATCCCGCCATGATCAGAAGAAAGTGGAGACAGTGATCAGACTGCAGCTGCACCTCAATGACCTGTATCTGATGCTCCCCAAGGCAGGCAGAAACAAAGGGAAGACCATGGCCGCGATCAGGCAGATAGAAAGCCATCTTCGTGAGCTGAGAAAAGACTTGGTGTTTGTTTCTGAGGCCAGCGCACGCACCAATATCGAAAACCTTGGTAAGCGTTGGCTAACCGATAAGAGGCGAACCATGGCCAAATATGAATACGCTGTGGCTATTGAGAATGAGGATCCCATTAAGGCAGAAGATTCATTCTACCCATCACTCACTGAAGAAAGTTTTTACGGACCTGAAGTTGTGATCGATGTGCTGCCAACACAGCCATTTGTTATTGCCCTCGACTATCAGCACAGTGTTACCCCTTTACTGGTTACACAGGCCCAACAGCTCATTGGTCAAGCAAAACCCTCAGTGAACTTTGTAAAGGAGTTCTACACCACACCACCTGAAGGGATCAGTGAATGTATCAAACAGTTCTGCCGATACTATACAGCCCATGCCAATAAGGTGGCCTACTATGTGTATGATGCAACGGCTACTGGTGCAAGGCAGAGTGCTAAGAGATTCAAGGACATTGTGGTTGATGAGCTGAGACGCAATGGATGGCATGTAGTGGAGTGTTACATCGGGGATCCTCCCGATCACTTCCTGAAGTACCAGAGCATCAAGCGATGGATGGAGGGCCCTGAAGACCAGGCGTACTTGGTGAGGTTCAACAAAGCCAAATGCCCAAAGACTGAGATCAGCATGCAGGGAGCTGGTGCTATCGTTGTCAATGGTAAGACCAAGAAGGATAAGAAGTATGAACAGACCAATAGGTTCAAGAGCATTGACCAAACAGAGACTACACACTTCAGTGATGTGGTTGATCAGCTGTTGTGGTATTGGTTTGGGACAGGTAAGGCTATCACCATGCCAGGCACTGGGGTAGGGGTTGCCTTTAGATAGTTGCATAGACAACTATCAGGGCGCCGCGGGTCATATTTCCACCCAAAAAAGTCTATCCGGACAGCTGCGGAATAGGCAACGCCGAAATCGTTTTCAATCCTTGAAGTTTTTTTATTTGGCTAACAGAGTGTAAGTGTCTGATTTACAGTCCTTTGAACAATCTGCACCCTCAAACGTCATATGACTGATGCAATTTGAGCATGTCCTTTGGAGTTAACTTGGGAGATTGTAACATTGTAGAAATAAAAAAAGGGGGAGGTGTAGCAATCCACCTTGATCCCCCTCGGCTAGAAGGTGCAACTTCTTTGCCTCGCAGCTGCGCGAACAGCTACTTACTTACCTGAGCTACAGGTGCAAAGCGGAATAGGAAAGGGCCTATGCTTGGCCCTAATGGTTGCCCCAGTAATCGGATGAACATAAGTCCATCTGAATAACAAGGGGCACTCATTTCCGCAATGCTTGCAAATTGTCTGTTTCATCTTTATGCAAGATTGAGATAACTGTTCCCACTTACACTGGCCGGGAACTTAGCCAATTGGCTATAAACCAACTCGTTAAAAGGCAATGCAAAAAAAATCCCAATCTTTGCACAGATTGGGATATAAAGTTAGCTTCCATTGACGGTTGCCATAAAGATGAACAGACGATGCGAAAGTAAATCCCAATCTTGATATTCCAAAGAGCTGAGGCAAATTTAATCTATCCTAAGTTTTAAAAAAGGAGTGCCGGATACGCAGATTGCCAAACTATTTAGCATAAAATTTTAGTGATCTGATTGTCAGCGGTTTGCAATTCTTTGCACTTGATAATTACTAACACTTTTAGGTATTTTGTTTACAACTACGGGAAACATTGATCAAAATAGTAACAGAAAAGCCCAGGATTTTGTCCTGGGCTTTTCGTTTATGCGTTCGGGTTATCAGAAATCATCCTTGTGGGATGAGTAATCATGAATCCGCTTTTTTAACTTGCTTACAAAGTCTTTGAATGCAGAGTCAAAAGATGACCAGAACTTGCTTTCAAAAGAGTTTCCTGCCTTCACCATTTTTTCCAGAGTTGAGATATCCCCAATTGTAGGGCCACCCAGCGAGTTGTCTGACTGCCAATCAATGAAGTCTTTTGCAATGATCCTAAATCTGCCGTCTCGCGCAGTTACCACCATTGTTAAACGAACAGTGGCATTGTTACCCATCATGAAAAACGGATATCCCCAGGGGAATTTTCCTTTTGCAATTATGTTTCCATCTTCACTTTCAATAAGCTGAATAACTTCTTTGCTATCTACAAAAGTCTCAGCCAGTGCTCTTTTTGCAGCCTTGAATATCACATCTTTATTGATGCCAATCAAAGACGAATCAATTGTCTCATAGTGAACTTCACCAGATCTGTGTTGAATTTTCTGCTTGTCAAGCATGTCAATGACGGCCTTTTTCTGCGAGTATGATGTTAAAGACAGCATCAGAATCGCTACTAAAATTGGTGTTTTCATTCTTACCCGTTTTCGATTTTCTTTTCAAGCTGATCCAGCAGTGCTTTCACTTTACAAATTCTTTTGGAACCCAGCCGCTTTTGCCAGTAAAATCCCCGCTTAGGATTCTCACCTCGGTAGTTGTCATTGTTGTTTGAATAACCTTTACCCGCGTGTTTTGTGGGACAATGAAAGCGTGACCAGTTGCCACCATTTGTGCTATACCAAGATCATCATTTGCAACTCCTAGTTCAATTGCCCTATCTAGGTCCTGCTGTGTAACCGGTACAACAACATTTGCTGATGACGCGCTTAGGAAACCTTCTTCCCCAGTTCGTTTGTATTGATTGCTCTTGGTTGATGAATAGTCGGCAGTCATCATCACATAAATAAAGAAAACACCAATTACCGATAACCCCGCTAGTACAAGTGTTTTTACAGTTTTCATTTGCTTTTTTTCTACCCGTTTTCGATTTTCTTTTCCAACTGATCCAGTAGTGCGCGGATCTTGTCCAGGTCTTTCTTTGCTCCCCTGGCATATGCCGCCGGTGGTTCTGCCAATACATTGACCGGTTGGTTAACGATGCCAAACAAATAGTTCGGCTGTACATTGTATTTCTCCCATGCGAGCTGCACTTGTTCTGGGGTTACCCCACGATGCCCAGATCTCATGCCTGAGAAAAACTGGTACTTGTTAATGCCAGAAACATCGAATGCAGTAAAAAAATCGTCAGAGTCGATCTCTTTTGCTTTCAACTTTCCATAGAAATACTCGTGAAACCGTTCAGTTACAATGTTCTTAAAGCGTTGTGCCACAGCAATTAATGTATGCATGTAAGAAATATTCATATGAAAGTTTGATATGAATATCAAAGTCTCATATGTTTGACATGTATTTGACAAGTAACTGACAGGCATTTGACAAGTAACTGACAGCCAATTGACAAGTATCTGACAACGCGCAAGATAACTTATATGACGAATTATTACAAGCGACTCCGGGCACAATTACCAAGGAATTACGCTGTACAAATCAGTGAAAGGATACCGGGAACCAACCCCCGCCAAGTACGGGCAGTATTCGGCGGGCTGGTGACGAGGAAGGAGATTGTAAATCCCATCCTGAAGGTTGCATTGAAAATCCGGGATGAAGAGCAAAAGCGCGAGACTAGAATGAAGATGTCGATTAAGTCCAAGAGAATCAACCATAAACGCGCCGCATGAAAAATCAGTTAATTATCCAAAAAGAGAACCCTGCAAGATTGCTCGGTGACTACTTCCCCGAGATCATGATCGATAACCGGGAGATCCTTGACCAAGAAGCTGAGTTTGATATCGTGTACAAGAACAAGGTCATTGGCCGCGCAGCTCTGCACTACCGTATCCCTTACCCTTCCAGCTCCCTCAGGGAAAGCCAGACATACCTGGTTTATAACAAGCCAACCCACTGGCTGCATCTTACCCTTTCAAAGCAACTCGAAGAAGGCACTTACAATTCATCCACTCAGCTGGTGTACTGCCTGTTCAGATGGATAGAGCGTGACCTGCTGGTGTTTGAAGATCTGTTCAAGGAATCATGGGAGACTGTGGTCAACGAGAACCGCACACAGCTCCAAATGGAAATGGCAAGCTAAAATCAACCATAATGACACTACTACTTCACATCATCATCGCCATTATTCTCATCTGCCTGTATTGGGCATGGCGCCAGCCGGAAGTTCAGAAACTCATCACCCGCGTATGCTCTGTCATCGCAAAGTGGTTGGATGAAAACGTTTTCTCCAAAGAGTACCGGGATGAAATGATTCGGCACTGTATCAAGGATTCCTTCAATATGGTGGAACAGATTCAGGCCTCAGCTGATGACAATGAAGTGGAAACCTGGTATTGGGAGATTGACAAGTTTGAAAAGGTTTACAGGGATAATGTTCCAGACGCTCTGCTGGCATCCCATTACAATAGGCTCTACGCCGCATGCAACGCGAAGCGTGAAGAGTTTCGCGCACCGGTTGTGAAAGTATTTGACTCACCTACAATCAATTTATCATGAAACGAATTGCCATTGCCATCATGCTTTTATTGACATTCTCCTGCACAAAGGATGAATGCGCACCGCCAGAGATCACCGGCATCGTTGGAAACGTTGCACACTTTAAGCCAGCCGGTCAATACCTTATCGAAATGGAAGGCCTTGATAATCCATACAAAGGCACCATTAAAGTGACCGGTACTTCATACAAATTGGAAGGGGAGAAGTACCGTATCAGGATCCGCTCTGCATGCTCTGAATGGAGCGAGTGGTTCTATAAACCTTAGTCTTTTTGTTTCTCATAATCAGTTGGAATTAAGGTCAGCCCCTTGTGTCTACTTGGGGCTCTTTTAACCACATCTAAAAATTGCACCAATGCCAAAACAAAAGTTCGTTGAAATCACCGTGATCAGCACGGTTATCGATAACACCAAGAAGTATGTCACCGGTCTATCCAGGAGGTCCTGGGATAACAAGTTCATTGTGGCCGGTTTATCAGCTGATGTTGACCATGCTCAGGAGTTCTTCACGCTGGATGTAGCGAAGAACAAGATTGAAAGAATCGTGAGCCACCACAACCGGGAATATACCGCTGAAATGGTCACTATCCCAGCATCCCGCCGCCATGCCTATTCACCCTTTGATGATGATGTAAGATGATTCAGAAGGATCCACCAGTGATAACCAAAGCGCAGATCAGGCTTGCAGAAGTCCTTCGCATGAAGGAACGGCTGATGAGCAATGCCAACCTTCGCAACCTGATTTACGAAAGCCTGGACAATCAGGCCAAACTGGTGGATGGGCTTAAAAAGGTGGAGGTGGGTGCAATGATTGATCAGGCTCAGCAGCTGGATACACAGATCATTCCTGCGATCATCAGAAAGCATGGAGATCAATCTGCTGAAGCAATGTTTTGGAAAGGTGTTTTGGATACCATTATATGGGCCATGTACCTGGTGGACCATAGCGACAGCCTGAACCGGCAGCTGATCAGAACGCAGCACATGCTTGGCTACTATCAGAATTTCGGAAGAGAAATGCAAGAAGAGCTGAACTACTATACCACACTTGAGAGATTTATAACGGAAGATCAATTGAAAAAAGCAATCCAAGACGAAATAAAATAACCAACCAACTCATGGATCTTGATATCCTGTCCCTAAATCCAATAGAATCGTGGCCACCGGAAAAAAAGCGCATGTGGGAGCGTCTGCAGATCCTTGCACCCCGCATCATCGAAAAACAGGTGGACATTACTTCTGACCTTGGATCTGACTTCTTCACGATCAACATGACCTTCGGACTATTTGCCCAGGCGAAGGAAGCCAACACCCTTTATCACAAAGTATGTGCGCTGGCTCCCAGTTACAACTATGACCATTGTGAGGATGCGTTCAAAAAGGCTGCTGAGAAAACGAAATTCAAAACCCTCAAGAAGCTTCTGGAGATCTGCCGGTACCATGGCATCGATACCAGCTTTGAAGATGAACCCGTTCCCCAGGATAAACAGTCAGAATACCTTCCTGAAGGAGTTGATGAAACCCAGTTTGATACCTACGGATTTTTTGAACACAAGAACCAATACTTTACCCTGGAGAAGTCCGGCAACGGATGGAAGCCTGTATCGTTCACCAATTTCAAAATGAAGGTGCTCTACCACATGGAGAACGGTATGAAGCCAAAGCGTACCATCGAGATCACCAACATCAAGGGTAAGTCCAAAAGGGTAGATGTGGAAACTGATAAGCTGGTGAGCAAGAATGAATTCAAGAAGCTGTGCGAAGGATATGGCAACTACCGGTTCTTTGGGTCCGATGGCAAGCTGGATATGTTGAAAGCTTACCTGTATGAGCAGGAGTGCCCGGCTTTCCAGATCACTGAACTTGGCTGGCACGAAGATGGATTTTGGTGCTGGTCAAACGGACTCTTCAATTCCAAGTTCCACCAGGTTGATACCAACGGCCATGTGGAGCTGCATGATAAGCACTACATCATTCCATCAGGCAACATGGATGAGCCGGGCCGCATAAAGAAGTTCAGCAGCCAGATCCGCTTCCGGCATTTTGCTGAGCACAAGTCAACCTTCACGGAATGGTCCAGGCTTTACTGTGAAGTATTCCCACAGAACGGCGCCATCATCCTCACCTTCTCTGTGGCCTGTATGTTTTCAGATATCGTTTTCGGCATTAAACAGTTCTTCCCGCTGCTGTTCATATACGGTGAGGGTGGATCCGGTAAAGGATCCGCGATCAAGATGGCTCAGCGGTTGTATGGCATCCCTCAGGATCCTCTGACCCTCTCCGGAAAAGCCAACACAGACAAAGCCAAGATCGCCATATTCGCTCAGTTCATCAATACGATGATGCTTCTGGAAGAGTACACACCCAACCATGACACGGATCAGCTGCTGAAGAACCTGTGGGATAGATACGGATACAAGCGCCGGACGATGGATTCCGGATACAATACAGAGACCGTTCCCATCCAGTCCGGTGTGGCGATCACTTCCAACTTCACCCCTCAGGATGATCCACTGCTGCAAAGGGTGATATACCTGGATCACAACACAAACCAGTTTTCTCAGGATGCCAGTGACCGGTTTAATAGGCTCAAGGTGTATTCAGAGAAGGGAGTCACCAACTGTGCGCATGAGCTGCTGTCACACAGGGCAACCATTGAAGCCAAGTACCGTGACTTTCACCAGGATGTTTACAAAGAGATCAAGTCCAAGAATTCAGCCCTGGCTAACTGCACAGACAGGATGATTGAAAACATATCCGTGCTGGTCACCATATACACCCTGCTCAGTGAGAACATGATCGTCTTCCCCTTCACCCGTGAGCACCTGATCGATGAGCTGGTGAAGACCACCATCCGGCAGAATGAGAAGCGTGATTCCGGTGGCGAGATCCAGAAGTTCTTCGACATCTTCCAGACGGCAGTGCAGAAGGGAGATCTCATGGAGGATGTTCACTACCGGATCGATAACCAGCACCTGTTCTTCAATGTGAAGCAAGTCTATGGGATCTACGCAGAGAGTCACCGGCGCTTTTACAATGTGCCAGGTCTAACGCTCACGAACCTTCGCGACAAGCTGAAGATCCACCCGGCATACAGTGGCTATGCTGATACGGTTAGGATCTCCGGAGAAGCCAGAACCAGTGCCTTCCTGTTCCACTATGACAAGTTGGGTATTGATCTGATTGCCGCCAGGGATGTGTTCAAGGGAATGCGCCGGTCTTCCAACCCTATGAATGAAAGCTACCATGAGAAGGTTGACAGGAGCAAAACAGGGTATCAACCGGTCATAGATGGACCATTATTGTGAAAAATGAGTGTCGCAGTTCAAATATGGGAAAAAACGTTCCTGACAGAACCTGACACTGACAAATAGATAAAATAATGAAAATCAATAAAATAAGTAATAGTAAAAGGTTTAAAGTGTCAGGAACCGTCAGGATGCGTCAGAAACAGGGTTTTCGTTTCTGACAGAACCTGACGAAAAAAGGGCCGTTCCTGACAAAATTGAAAAGTTAAATACTTGAAAATCAGATAGTTAAAGTTTTGTCAGGAACGTCGGGTTTGTCAGGAAGGTTTTTCAGTGTTCCAGTGTAAAACAACAATTCACTTTTATGTCACCATATTCTATTCCCGGAATCGTATCAGCCACCAGGTTAAAGGTTAAGACCTACACAAAGGAAGAGCTCATGGAAGCAATCCGGCGTACTGTTTCCAACATGTACAACCTGGATTCAGAAAATGTCCTGCGTAAGAACCGCAAGCGCGAACTAGCCATTGCCAGGCATATCATGAGGTATATGGCCAGGTCCCTTACCAAGCTATCACTTAAGGAGATCGGTGAGCACTTCCCTGGTGGCGGGCCAGCTGATCACACTACAGTCATGCATTCAGTTAGAACCACCTTGGACCTCATGGATACTGATGCGCAACTAAAGGCACAGGTGATTGATATCCGTAAGACAATCGAAGGTGGAGGCATTGTGATCAAAGGGGAGAGGAAGGCTGGACTTCCTGAGTGCATGAGAACAAAGGAAAAGTACTACTCAGCTCGAAAGCAAAGAACCACAGTGATAGTAGAGCGTGAGATCACAATGTCAGAATCAGAAAAAGTAATGGCCAAGTATTTATAAATCAACAATCAAAAATCAAGAAAATGAAACTAACAGTTTTCAATTCCGATAGCATGCCACAGCGCAGCTTCGGAAATCGATCAGGGCAACCTAGAATTTCCATTGGCAAAACTGGTGCAATTACTCTAAACTACGCAGCAGCAGAAAGGTTAGAGTTGACACACGGTGAAAAGATATCATTCGCTCAGGATGATGATGCCAACTGGTATGTATTCAAAGATTCAACAGGCTTTACCGTTAGGCTACATTCAGACAAGAAAAGTTTAATGTTTAGTCATGGGCAGATGGGACGGACTATTAAGGAAAGCCTTGACCTTAAGTTAGATGAATCTGCTCGATTCATCATTGCTGGACAGCCAGAAGTTCACTCCAAAGTGAAGTATTGGGGATTGATCATAAAAGTTTCATAGTAAAACCAACAATCATGAATCTACTAGTCATTGACGCGCAGAATGCGCCATCAGTCTACCGGGATGCCGGTAAGGAATTAAAGAAAAAACTGGAAGAAGTTTTTGGAAAGAAAGCATTGACCCTAAAGATCACTGATCGGATCAAAACATTTGAAGACGCATTGGCAGAAGTATGTATCAGCCAGAAGTCATTTGATGAATGGGTAGATGGTGATGCTCCTGATGAAATTGCCTATAAGAAGGCGAAGGTGATCACGAAAGCTTTAAACGAAGGATGGGAACCTAACTGGAATGATTCCAGTGAAAGAAAGTGGAGGCCGTGGTTCTACCTGGATGCCCCGGGCTTCCGGTTCGACGGCTCGGACTGCGATTACGCGTGTTCGTGCTCGGCCGGCGGCTCCCGCCTTTGCTTTAAATCTGAGGAGATGTGCAACTATGCGGCCCAACAATTCCTGGACATTTATAAAGATCTCTACAATTAAAAACCAACAGTAATATGGAACAGTTCAAAACCTTCGAACAATGCTGCCAGGCGCTTGGCCTGGATGCAGACACATGCCTTCCTATTGTTTCCGTTTTTCCTGCCCAACATCAAAAAGCAATTACAGCTCTGGCAAAGCTGATGATCATTGCAGAAGCGGTGAATGAAGGATGGAAGCCAAACTGGGATAACTATGAAGAAAGAAAATGGATTCCGTGGTGGGATCTGGACGCCCCGGGCTTCCGGTTCTTCGTCTCGGCTTACTCGTATTCGGGCTCGGCCGGCGGCTCCCGCCTTTGCTTCAAAACTTCAGCTATCTGCAAGTTTGTGGCAGAGAATTACATCGATCTCTGGAAAGATTCTATGGTGATTGAATAAGTAATTGGGTTGTGCGGGACATGAGCCCCAGGCTTCCAGTTCAACGACTCGAACTACGATAACACGAATTCGAACTCAGCCGGCAGCTCCCACCCAAAGCTTTTCAACTGTTCTGCAGACCCTGCCTCTTGGCAAAAAATGACCACCAGTAAAGGAGTGTTGGTAGCGAAAGCGAAGGCTCTCCCTAATAAGCAAAGGCATGAAACGGATAGGCAACATATTTCAGAAAATTGTAAGCATGGAGAACCTTGAACTGGCTGATATCATAGCCAGAAAAGGTAAATCTGGTCAGTACGGAATTAAGATGCATGACCGTAACAGGAAGGCCAATATTGAGAAGCTTCACCAGGATCTTGTGTCAGGATCTTTCCGGACTTCGCAGTACGTCACTTTCAAGGTGTATGAGCCAAAGGAAAGAGAGGTTTACCGTCTTCCATACTACCCAGACAGGATCGTGCACCATGCCATCATGAATGTATTGGAGCCGGTATTCGTGGCCAACTTTACGGCCGATACTTACAGCTGCATAAAGAATCG